GCGATTGTAGACCCAAACAAAGTTGCGAGCGCGATACTTTGCGAAACCCGTCTCAGAGGACGTTAAAACGTACCACACGGGCTGCTGGGTCGCATCAGATGCGTGGGCATCATAAGCCAACGTTCTGTCTGGTAAGTGGATATACAGCACCTGAGCGCTCTTGTCTTTGCGCTGCTCAACCACAACATCTGACAATTGGCTTTCAGTAAATTGATTTATTATTGTGTCGATTTCGCTTGTTGATATTTTTACCGTCTGCGCGTTGGTTGCCAGGTACACGCCGGGCTGCTCATTTCGAGCAGAGCCAACAAAAGCAATCGCCTCTAAGAATTCACAACACGCATGCGTGCCAACCGAACCCTTACCAATCTTGGCGCCGTCGATTCTTTGAAACGGAAACAGCGTTCCGCCAATGTTGTCGAATACCTCTATGGTATGACGGTTCACGGCATAGATCTCGTTGCGTAATTTGATCAGCGCCTTTACCGGGTCGGGATCAATTTCGCTTGAGCCGTATTTTAATGGATTGACTTGAGTCGGGTCCGACAGCTCGGTGACCACCAAAAATTCGCCATCGGTTGTCATGAAGTAGCCGTCGACCCATACAACATCGAGAACAACACCGAGGTCTGGGTCGGTTACTTGGGTTAACGTTGACCCATCCCAGTAGAAAAGATTTTCATTAGATGCAACCGCAAGCCGGTCAAATGAATAATCAAAAGAAACCTGACCACCAGAGCCAACATCGCCCAAGGTAGTAACGATCCCTTCATTGCTGATCTTAACAAGCTTTGAGCCCATCACACGATAGAGCTCATTGTTCCAGTTGATCCCGCCCCGGTCTATTCCAGGGCCATCGCCCTCTTTGACTAAGCCTTCGCCTGGGCGCAAATACCCACTGCTGATCCCGTTCGCCATTGAAGTGGGGACCAGATTAATGGGATAGTTGATACGGAAATCTGGTTCATTATCCGTATATACCCCATTCAGGATAGGTATTTGCATGGCGGCTACTCATCATCAGATTCTTGCAATGATTGTACCAGAATATCCGTAAATGATTTCTTGGCTACGTTAATTTGATCAGCTTCAAAATTGAGCATTGCAAGCTTTTGCTCGAGGTCTTTTATCTGAGCAACCAAATACTTTTGGCTGTCATCAAGTTGATCTTCAGTGTACTCCACATCATTAATTGTTACCACGGTACTCCGGCCTCCACTTTAGGCGATTTTTCGTCTTCAATTTTTGCAGTCAATTTTGCTTCGATCTCTGCTTTATCTTCAACTCCCCAGACCCAATTAAGAACCATCTCTTGAGTGAGCTGGTCGTATGGCACAAAGTCAGGGGCGCTTGGGTCCGGAGTAAACCCACAAGACCCATAAGCTGAAGCTGTGTATGTGTTTTCGCCATCGACTTCGGTCGCGGTTACCCGCCAATGGGAAACAATAACACCACCATTAGAAACCTCGCGCTCCATTTGAGCGATCATCCAATCAAACATAATTTACCCTATTTTCCAGTTAGACCCATCACAATAAACAGGCACTACATTAGCGCCACCGCCGGCAACAGTGCTGGCAAACGTTGTTGCATTTGCATCTGTTACCATTGCTCGAGCACCAGTATAAGCCGCAGCGGCGGACGGCAACCCAGATACCGTAGTCACACCAATGTTGAAGTTATACTGATTTGTCGCGTCAGTGTTCTTGGTTTCTTCAATCCAGGTCTGCCAAAGCGTTGTTCCTACTTTGCGAGCGCACAGCGTCTGCCCGTTAAAGGCAGTTGTCGGACCGTAAATAGTAGATCCATTAGTTCCAGTGAATATTGTGTTGCCAGTTGCAGCCCCTGTCGAGTTAAAGCAGTTAGCTGAGTAAAATGTACCAAGATCATAGTCTGCATTTAACTCAACCGTTAATGACCCGGCAGAAGAACAATTGTGAGCAAAGTGAGTTCCGGACTCATGAACTTCTGGTGATATTGTCGAAATGGTCGCCCCAAACGCTGTCTGGAACATGTCACGCCCAACAATTCTTCGCTGAACCAAAGCGCCGTTATCAGGAACACCTATAACCTCATCAGACGCAATGCCCATCCCAGTCTCAACGAAGTTAAAACCTTCTGCGTTGATCATAATGATGGGTGAGTTTTTGATTGTTGGCGCGTAGTCGTAATAGTCTTGCAAGAAGATACGTCGAGCCTGGCCTCGAGATGAGCCAATCATCACGTTGGCTGTAGGCGCCATCCAGAACGACCCAGGGAAATACAGCTCATCAATGAATAGATATCCGCGAGGAACGTCAATTGGATAGTTATCATCGTAAGCCGACATATAGCCTTCGATGTGGAACCCGCCGGTAATGATTAAGCCGCCCTGGTTATCGACCGTAATCATATTTCCGTTTTGGCGGTTGTTTGTGCCGTCGACAGCGCAGCCGCCCTGGAATGTTGAGTTAGACAATGCGTATAGGTAGTAACCCTTACCGTCCTCGTAGTATCGAGTTTCTGAATCACTCCAATCAGGATAACCAGAACCGCTTGTCGCAGTGTTCTCAATCCAGTAATCAGTCCAGCTTGCGCCTACGCCGGGCTCATTGTCAGCCGAAGGTACGTGAGTTTGCAGACAGTTATAAAACGCGCCGCCATTCCTGGCATCGCTTCCAGCAAGCTTGGCTGAAACGTGACAGGACTCCCAGACGTTAGTGGTTGAGATGCCAACGTTCGGAGTTGAATACATCTTATAACCCCAGTTTAAGCAACCCTTTGCGTCACAGTTAATAAACCGGTTTTTAAATGATGGGCCTGTATCCTCTTCGAGATGAAAGCCGATGTAAGCATTGAAAACAATTATTTGCTGATAAGTGCAAAATGAAAAGATAACACCGCTGGCAGGAACATTAGCTGGCAGCGGATTCATCACCACGCCGGCAGGCTGTGAGTCATAAACCTCATGCTGAGTACAGTTAAAAGCGAAATCAATCCAAAGGTTTTTAAAGGTGGCGTTGAGACCCCACAGACGAATTGCTGAATGCACAACACCAACGTCATCAGGAGCAGGTGCAATGTAACAGTTATTGAAGTCGATGTTTACACGGCAACCCTGCTGCCCAGCGGCGCCAATAGAACCACCAAAATCAATCGTGCTTGTGATCTTGTGCTCTTTACGTGGCAAAAAGTGCAGGTTTATCCAGCCCTTTCGCAGACTTGTGTCAAGCACTGTGCTTTTCTTGAACATGTAATCCGCACATGCCTGTAGAGCAAGCGTATCATCTGCGCTGCCATCACCTACAGTTCCGAACTGCGCAACGCACATCGACTCAGCCACTAGAAGCTCTGCAACCAGGCCAACATTCAGAGCATGGTCACCATACCCGTCAGGTGAAGCGCCATAGGCCGAGTAAGTAACGGCCCGGTAATAACCTTGACCGCCATCGCCAGCACTGTAATACCCTTTAACGAATATTACGTCACCCTCAACGATGCTTGTGCTGGTTTTCATGTCAGCAACGCTGTCGTATATTTCGAGAGCCGTATTCGCTGTAATATTTCCGTCTATGTACTCTAGCAATGTGCTCATAGAAGCTTTGCGAGCATCACCATTGCTTGCGTCATAGACTGGGATTTGATCCCCACCCTGAAGCGAATCTACTGCTGAAAGTTGGTTTATAGTGGCCATAAGCTCCTCACTCAAACTCTAAAACCCCATCGCCGCCAACCTCAAGCGGATCAATAGGGTCACGTAAAAATGGATCATCATAACGCCAGGGCTTGTTGCCGGCTCCGGCAGGCATTATCCCGGGCAGTTGCTGCTCAATTGGCATTCCAAATCGAGACAATAGCGTCTTGTATGAATTGCGTGCAGTCATTTTTGTATCAGGTAAAACTTGCTTTCCATATCCTGGCGCAATTCTAACAGCCAGGTTGGTGATGATTGCCTCATTGGCAGCATCGGGGACGCTAGTTTCGGCATCGATGTTTGTGGACTCAGGCGAGCTCGGAATCGGATAGCTTAACCTTAATCCGTTTGCATTCCATTCCGCCATCATTGCATCAAGGCGCCGGCACGCTCCAGACAGCTCATCATCTGTTAGGTCGAACGCATAAGCTGCTAATCCAACCTCCTCAAAAGCGGCAGTCACAAACTGTCTTTTCGTATAGCTCATTGAAGCGCCTCTTCAATCCGCTCTAGCAATTTCTTATCGCTAGTCCGCCCATCGTATTTAACACCCAGTAAAGCCGCCTTGATTTCCATCTCGAGGCGCGTAGGCGGTAGTATATCATCATCCGATTTTTCGGTCTCTACCGGCTCTTTCTCGCGTTTCAAAATAACCTTGCGACCACGTCGATGCGGCGTTAAATCAATCTGCTCCATTGCATTAGCGGCTTCTTCAATTGTAAGAAACCACCCATCGGCAAGATAGTTATCGAGCTCATCTTGATTTTTGGCCTGAGCATATTTATGCGACCCCTTTGGATGCAAAACAGACCCAGGCATCTTAAATACAAGGCATGGGAAAATCATTTGAGAAACGTCCGTCCTGTTGGTCTGCGAATTGATACGCCAGCACCTGGTCGAGACATAACCGGCCTGCCGGTCATTACAGGTCGCGCTGTGCTGCCTCGTGGCGTTGTTGTCGCACTTGAGGTGGTAACAGTAGGCCTGCCCTTATAATATCCTGTGGCGCCTCCTGCGGGCGCTCCTCGGTACTTCTTTGTGCCAGAGCTTGTTGCTCCGACATACGGACCCTTCTTGGGAGCTCCTCTGTATTTCATTTCTTTTTCCTCTTTGGTGTGTTGACCTTGTGGCAACTATCGCCTTTACCGCGCCGGTATCCTTTCCAGCACGCCTTGCCGTGCGAACCCTTTTTCTTTTCAGACATTACGATCTCCTAGATTTGGCGCCCGAGCACTTCCAGCGCTTTCGAGATAATCTTAACGGAGAATTGGGATCTTTTGCAGCCTTTGGATGAGATTTCATTTGCCCGGCTGATCGAGCGCAATATGAATCGCCTTTCTTAGTTCCAGGCTTAACGCTTGCGCCTTTCTGACCGTAAGAAACCTTACGACCAGTTGAGGTAACTTTAACTTTTGCTTTGCCTTGCCGTGGCTTCATGACTTTGCCTTTTTCTTTGCTTTACGCGCAGTGCTCAAGGCAATAGCGACAGCCTGCTTCTGAGGCCGGCCTGCTTTCATTTCCGTTTTAATGTTCTTGGAAATAGTCTTCTTGGAATAGCCTTTCTTTAATGGCATCTAAACCTCCGAAAGGGAAAAGGGGGCCGAAGCCCCCGATCAGATTAGGTCTGATTGAATAGCAAAACGCCAGTCATTTCAGGCTGCTTGTTCACAACACCGAACAATGTATCCAAGCGGTACTTGGTGGTCATTGTGTTAATGTCGTAAAACTTCTGCATTACCAGCTCAATGCCCTGGTCCGTCGTGCCACGCATTACAGCAACACCTGAATCTCCAGGTACAGCGTAACGTCCGGGCAACAACTCAAGAGCACCTTTCTGCCAGAAGCAGTTCACCTGAGTGGCTGCATTGTTCAAGAACGTGATTGCAGCAGTAGCTGAGCCAGTCACAGTACAGTTCTGATACTGAAGCTCTGCATCGGTGCCACCGCCACCACCAATGATTGGCGGAGAAATGGTCATCGTTGTTCCAGAGTCAACAGAGATCACACGGAAAGTCTTGAGCTGTCCAGTGTCCTGCTTAGTGATGTGGTGTACAGCGTTAACACCAGCGATTGTGAACGCATCGCCAGCAGCCACGTTTGTGGTGCTAGAAACGGTTACTTGCTGATAACGGTTGTCAACGTTGATCTCACCGCCAACAGAGGTTGAAGTAGCTTTTGGAGCGTACTCAGCCAATGAGCCAGTGGTGTTAATCGTAATGCTAGAACCGCCAGCCGCTGCAAGAGCATTTGCATAGTGCATTTTGTAGGTGTCAAAACCTGCAACCATGCCAACGCGCGAACGCTCAAACGCACTGTCAGACTTCTCGTTGCCGAATGAACGGGTAGCAGCCGCAAGGTTGCCAGCCAATCCATTGTAGTCGCGAGAGCTCAGAGCCAAGTAACGATCATAATCAGGAACACCAGTTTCGTTCATGATTGTGTCGCACAATGCGATGTCATCGTAATCACCAGCCGCACCAACAACAGGAACAACCAATGTACCCTGGTTAGCAGCAACGTTCATGATCGCAACGTTAATGTCAGAAGCAAGCTTCTGCTTAGCAGCGTCACCAAGACGACCTTCTTGCAACTGATCACGCAACTCAGAAGCATTCAAAGTCCAGGGTACGGACTTGCTGAAGCCAAGAGTCGAAGGAACTGCAAGCTGAGTGTTGTCGGGGTACAGTGAAGAAATATCTACACCGGGCGCCGCATTGATTGAGTTAGCGATGTAAGGAACAGGGCGCCAGATAGTGTCCTGAGCACGCTCCATCATTGCTGAGTCAGTTGAGTAAACATCCACGTTACGTGAAAGTACCAACGCATCCTGGAAACCTTCGAGGATGTCTTCGAACGCTACGCGCTCTTCTTTGTTAAATGAGTTAGCCATTGTGGCCTCCTATAAAAAGTTTTTTACCCGCGCTTCTGCCGCTTATACGCCATGACCTTTGAAAAGTCACCCGTCTTCGCCGCTTCTTCACGCAGACGTTCTAAAGTTCTATCAACACTACCACTTAAAGTGCCAGTACCTTTTACTGTCCGCTCAGGTGGCGGTGCCGATCGTTTGCTAGTTTTCAACTGCGTCTCCATTTTAGCCAGCGTGAACGCGAACTTTACTGGGTCTTGTATCGAGGCTAGTTCAGCCGCCTTCTTGGGGTTTTTCCCAAGTGCATAAACAACCAATGCCGGGTTATCTGCGCCTGCTAGAATCATGCCTTGCTGGACCGTGGTGAACTGCTCAGTGACCAGCTCCTCAGCATCCTCAAAGTCGCGAACCTTTAACGATGATTTCGCCGTTTCGTATGATTCGAGTTTCTTCTGCCATTCTTCCTGAGTCTCTAGCTCTTTCCGCTTGACAGCTTCCTGCTCGCTTTCATACTGGCGCTTTTTATCGTACCAGTCCGCTAGCATGTTCTCGTATCGTTCGGTGTCGTAATCGGCTGATTCAAGCGTAGGCTTCTGGGGCAAGGTGGTGGCCCGTTTTTCTTCACCTTTTGTCAGTTCCTGTAGCTTTTTTTCCAGCTCTTTACTGCGTTTCTTTTCCTCGCGATACTGCTTGCGTAAATCCCGCACCCACTCAGGGGCTTGTGTTGTCTCTTCAGGGGGTGGCGAATCCTCCCCTATTGTGACTATCAGTTCGTCATCTTCGCTTTCGTCTTCAGTCTCCGCTTCCGCTTCAACCTCGTCATCCAGCTCCAAGTCCAAATCCTCTTGGACCTCCTCAGCCTCTTCGACCTCGGTGTCCTCGAGTAACAGCTCGTCACTATCTGCCATAACTAACCTCATTGTAACTCACCCATCGTCTGCGGCTGGGCGGATGCCGCTATAACTAGATTATCTATAAAACAAATTCTTTATGCAATACCGTTCATTGCCTTTGTGACATAATGGTGGCATTATCTTGTGTGGAGGTGGTCCCATGAAAAAAACGTTAGTCAACTGGGATGGACGACCGGCTGTGTTGTTC